TACCGGCCCTGCTGCAGCGCCTCGTGACTTACGTCTAGCTGGATATGCTGGGCCGTTGGCTTGCCCTTGTTGAAGCGCTCGCCCGTCCAGTAGTTGTAGGCTGGGTGCGCCATGCTGCTGGGCGTCGAGAAGTAGGTCTTACGCCACTTCTTGTGCAGAGCCATACCCGAGGCCACTTTGTTGATCTCGGCGAAGCCATGAACCCAGAAAAACTCGTCGAAATAAAAGTTTCCGCTGCGCCCCTGCGCCGTGCGGTAGTTGGTTCCCAGGAAGTGCAGCTCGGCGTTGTTCCACAGGACAATGGGGTCGCCACTCAGCTTTACCCCCAGCACTTCGTTGAGGAAGGACTGCATGTAGGTCTTGAACTGGTGCGCCTGCGCCTTGCTGGCCGACAAAAATATCTGGTTGCGGCCCGTGGTGATGGCGTCGATCAGCGCCTCGCGGGCGAAGTAGAACGTCGCGCCTATCTGCCGGCTTTTCAGGATCATGCGGGTGCGCATGTTCCCCGCGCGGTGCCAGTCAAGCTGATAGTCGAAACAGCTGTCGCGGAACGCCTCGACCAGTGTCTCGATCTGCCCCTCGTCCAGCTCGTTACGCTTGGGTGCCTTCTTTGGCCCCTCGTTGCGCTTGGCGATGTTCGGGTTGAGGTCCGTCTCAGTCCCGCCGTCCTGGTAGCGCTGAATCCTGGCTTGCCGCTCCAACTGCCGGTGCAGCAGATCGATTTCCTTGAAGTCCCCGCCGGTCTTGCCGTCCTTGAGGATCAGCTGCACCAGACGCGCCTCCAGCGCCCCGCCGATCCGCTCAACGTTGTTCGCCCGGTCCCACTCGTCCCGTGTTTTCCAACTGTGCAGGGTCTTCTCTTTCTCGCCGAGGTAGTCGGCGATATCGGTGATGCGCCAGCCCGTCCAATACAGGAACTTGGCGTGGCGGCGCGGATCGGTGGTGGGCTGGGCGATTGCATTCATGACGCAGATGCTGCCGCTCACGCGCGCGAGCCCCTAACTCCGCGCCCTGTAGCGCGCCTCGCTACATGCTCAGAGCGTTGCCGCGCCTTCCTCCACTGTCGACCATGCCCTCAACGCAACGGCAACCGCCGCCAACGCATCGAGGACAGCCCACATGGCCGCAAGCAACGCCCCCGCCCAGAAATTCCGCTCTAACTGGTTCCGTGTTGCCGTTGAAGGCGCCACCACCGATAAGCGCAAAATCGAGCGCACTTGGCTGGAGCAGGCCGCCAAAAACTTCAGCCAAAACACCTATGGCGCCCGCGTATGGCTGGAACACTTCCGCAGCCTGCTGCCGGACAGCCCCTTCAAGGCCTACGGCGACATCACGGCCGTCAAGACCGAAGAGGTCGAGATTGCCGGGCAGAAGAAGCTCGCCCTGTTCGCCCAGATCGAACCAACCCCCGATCTGGTGGCCATGAACAAGGCCAAGCAGAAAATTTACACCTCCATCGAAATCGACGAGAGCTTCGCCGACAGCGGCGAGGCCTACATCGTCGGCCTGGCCGTGACCGACTCGCCGGCAAGCCTGGGTACCGACGTGCTCGCTTTCTCCGCGCAGAAGCCGGACGCCAGCCCCTTCAAAGATCGCCACTACTCCGTGACCTCGATGTTCACCGAGGCCCTGGAAGCTGAAATCAACTTCGAGGAAGTCGCTGACCCTGAGAACAAGGCCCTTGGCCTGTTCAACCGGGTCATGGAAGCCCTCGGCAAGAGCAAGGAAAAAACGGTCAAGGATGACGCCCAATTCTCCGAACTGACGAAAGCTGTGGAGGCGCTCGCCAACCACGCCAAGGACCAGGGATCGGCCTTCACCACCGAGCAGACCAAGCTCACCACTTTGCAAACCGCCCACGAAAAACTGGCCGGCGAATTCGCTGACCTGCTCAAGCGCCTGGGTGACACCGAAGACCACAGCCAGCAGCACCGCCCACCAGCTACGGGTGGCGACGGCAAAGTGCTGACCACGTTCTGACACCACCCAGCCCGCACCCCGGAGAATACCTAATGCGTAACGTAACCCGCCTCGCCTTCACCGCCCTGGCCGCGCAGATCGCTCTGCTGAACGGCGTTGCCAGTGCAACCGAGAAATTCAACGTCGCCCCTAGCGTTCAGCAGACGCTGGAAACTGCCATGCAGGAATCCAGCGCCTTCCTCAAGGCCATCAACCTGATCGGCGTCAACGAGCAGACGGGCGAAGCCCTGCTCGCCGGGGTCAATGGCCCCATCGCCAGCCGCACCAATACCGCAGCGGGCAACCGCCGCAACCCGGCCGACGTCTCCCAACTGACCAAGGACGTGTACGCCTGCAAGCAAACCAACTTCGACACCGCGTTCCCCTACGCGCTACTCGACGCCTGGGCCAAGTTCCCTGACTTTCAGGTACGCCTGACCAACGCCATCATCGAGCGCCAGTCCCTCGACCGCATCATGATCGGCTTCAACGGTACCAGTGCGGCATTGGCTACCGACCGCGCTAACAACCCCCTGCTGCAGGACGTCAACAAAGGCTGGCTGCAGAAGATCCGGGAAGGCGCCGCGGATCACGTTATGGACGAGGGCGCCGTCGCTGGCAAAGTTACCGTAGGCGGCACCAAAGTGATCAAGGTGGCCGGCGTCGACACCGGAATCAGTGGCGACTACCAGACCCTCGACGGCCTGGTGTTCGACGCTATCCAGATGCTCGCCCCGTGGCACCGCAGCCGTCCCGACCTGGTGGTACTGGTCAGCCGCGACCTGATGCACGAGAAGCTGCTCAAGGCCGTGGAAAAAGGCGCAGCCTCCAACCAGGAAGAGAACGCAGCACAGGAAATCGTCAGCCGCGCCCGTCTCGGCGGCCTGCCAGTGGTCGATGCCCCGTTTTTCCCGGAGGGAACCGTGCTGGTCACCTTCCTCAAGAACCTCTCCATCTACTGGCAGGAAGACGCCCGCCGACGCCACCTGAAAGACGAACCGGAGTACGACCGCATTGCTGACTACCAGTCCAGCAATGACGCCTACGTCATCGAGGACTTCGAGGCGGTTGCCCTGGTGGAGAACGTCGAGGCCATGACCTACCCTGCCCCGACTGAGGCATAAGCCATGGCCCTGACCCTTGCCCAACGCACCCAACTGCGCAAGCGTGCCGCCCAGGAGGCGGCGCGCACCGCGCCCGCCGCGCTTATGGATGGCCTCACCAGCTACGAGCTTATGCTCGCCAAGCTCCAGCAGGATCAACTGCGCCTCAAACAGGTCCAGTCGCAACAGAACAAGGCGAAGGTCAAGGCCGAGTTGCTCCCGGAATACGTGCCCTACGTCGACGGTATCCTTGCCGCCGGCCAGGGCGCCCAGGACGACGTGCTGGTCACCATCATGGTCTGGCGCTTCGACGCGGGCGACTACGCCGGCGGTCTGGACATCGCCGAGTACGTCATCCGTCATAACCTGCAGACACCTAACCGCTTCAACCGCACCACTGGCTGCCTGGTGGCCGAGGAAGTGGCAGAAGCCGCTCTGACGGCTCAAAAGGCAGGCAGCGTATTCCCGCACGACATCCTGACCCGCACCGCTGTGCTCACCGCGGAACAGGACATGCCGGACGAAGCTCGCGCCAAGCTCACCCTCGCCCTGGGCCGTTCAACGCTGGTCGGCCTGGACGAGAACAACCCCGGTCAACCCGGCCAGATTCAGGCCGGTATTGACCTGCTGAAAACCGCTATCCAGCAGCACAACAGCTGCGGTGGCAAGAAAGACCTGGAGCGCGCCGAGCGCCTCCTCAAGAAACACGCTGGCCCCGCCAGCTAACCGAGCGGTCCCCCGCACCCGGGCGGCTCGGGGCGGATCAGCAGGGTGACTCCTTCCCTCGCTGTGAAGCCCCGACCACCGCCCACTAATTCAAGGCCCGACCATGAGCGGATTCATTGCGGGCGGCGACACCAGCGCCGCCTACCCAATCAGCAACGCGGACTTCTGGCCGGATATCGACGGCCAGCAACTACGCGCCGCCATGCGTATCGACTCCAGCGTCACCGACGACCGTCTCGAAGTAGCCACCGTCAACGCCATGATCGAGGCCAACCGCGAGCTTGCGACATACCGCGCCGCGCGCCAGGCCGAAGGCCATGCCACCCTGGCCGACGTGCCGGCCGAGCAGATCAAGGGCGAAAGCCAATGGCTGCACCTCTACCGCCGCGTCATCTACTGCGGCGCCCTGGCCGAGCTGATCGA